AACCCAACTAACAAGTCACGTGACATTACATTCAAACGTGTAAGAGAGATGGACGCAGAGCAAGTAGCATACCTAGCAGTGGTGACACTAGTTGATAGTCTAAGCAAGCGTAACACTCTGCTGTATGTAGCACGTAGCATTGGCGGTAACATTGAGATACAGGACAGACTAGACAGATGGATACACAGCGAGGGAGACATAGCACGTAACACTATCAAGCAAGCAATGAAGAAAGCCTATGGTGCTAGACGCTATGGCCTAACCAACAAGATGAACAAGGATGGTTACAAGGATACTGAGTGGCTCAAGTCTGAGCGTGTACATGTAGGCTTCAAGATGATAGACATCATCATACAGTGTACGGGTATCATCAAGCTGGACACTCAACAGCTAGCACGTAAGCGTAGGGCTACCTATGTAGTACCGACAGAGACTACACTTGAATGGATTGCAGCTTTCAATGAGTACGTAGAGGGCACAAGGCCACGCTACCTACCATGCCTCATACCACCCAAGCCTTGGACAGGTGTATATGGTGGGGGCTACCACGGCAGAGAGATAGATGAACTACCTATAGTGAGGGGCAGATGAATATAAAGAAACACTTAAGCAGACTAAGCAAGCAAGACTTGTCGCAAGAATACTCATGCCTTAACTCGCTACAGAATACACAGTGGCGTATCAATAGTAATGTGCTATCAGTATTACGTAACCTATGGGACAACGGGCAGGATTGGGGTAAGCTACCAGCTAAGAATGATGTACCTCTACCTACCTACCCATTCAACACTGAGCCTAAGGACATGAACGCAGAAGAGTGGCAACAGTTTAGAGTATGGTCTAACAATCGTAACAAGATACACGCTTACAACAACAAGAGTATGAGCAAGCGCATACAAGTAGAGCGTACACTTCAAGTAGCTGAACAGTTTGCAGGGTATGACAAGCTATACTACGTGTGGCAGAATGACTTCAGGTCACGCAAGTATGCAAGCAGTACATTCCTTACACCTCAGACTGCTGATTGGTCTAAGTCTCTACTAGAATTTGGTAAGCCTATGCCTATTAATAATTGGGATGACGCACGATGGCTGTGCATACACGGTGCTAACCTATGGGGTAACGATAAGGTTACACTGAATGACAGAGAGACATGGGCTTGGGACTTTGCAGATGAGGCACACAGAATTGTTGATAACCCATACGACAATCAGTTATGGTTGGAAGCAGACAAACCCTATCAGTTCTTGGCATGGTGTCATGAGATGTCAGGGCTAGTCAGACAGGGGTGGGGATTTGAGACACGCCTACCCTGTGCTGCCGATGGTAGTTGCAATGGACTACAACACCTGTCTGCAATCCTCAAGGATGAGCAGGGTGGTAGGGCTACTAACCTTATACCTAGTGACCTACCTCAGGACATCTACACGCAGGTGGCAGAGGCTACAATCGCCAGCGTTAAGGCAGAGGGTACAGAGCTAGGACGTATGTGCTTGTCCTTTATTGACAGGGCTTTGACCAAGCGTCCCGTTATGATTGTACCCTACTCAGGCACACGCCATGCATGTAGGTCATACATACACGATGCGTTACAGGAGAAGATTAAGGAAGGGGCAGACAACCCATTCGGTGATGACTTGTTTGAGGCTAGTAATTATCTAGCTGGTCATGTGTGGTCTGCTATCAGTGATGTGATTGTATCAGCACGTAAGGTGATGGACTACGTTAAGAGTGTAGCTGACCTGTACGCTGAGATGTCACAACACATGGAATGGATTACACCTACAGGCTGGATTGTACTACAGCAGTACAGCCAGACACAACAGAAGCGTATCAAGACACACATCAATGGTGATGTAGTATCTCTATCGTTTCCACAGGACAAGGAGAACACAGTAAACAGAAAGAGACAGGGGCTAGGTGCCAGCCCTAACTTTATCCACAGCCTAGATGCTGCGGCTATGACCAAGACTATTAACAGTGCAACCAAGGCAGGTATCTACGACTACGCTATGATACATGACAGCTACGGCACACACAGTAGCAGGATGCCACTGATGTCAGACATATTAAGAGAGGAGTTTGTTAAGATGTATGAAGAGCATGATGTGTTAGAAGAACTAAGACAACATGCAGTACTGACACTAGGTACACACGCAGTACCTATCCCACCTAGTAGTGGGAACCTAGACCTACGTAACATATTGAAGTCAGATTATTTCTTTGCCTGATTTCTAAAGTTACATCCATGCCTATCGGCAAAATCAAAAGTTAGCATAGGAGATAATATGCCACAGATTAAAATTCAAAATGTTAAAGTTGAGTGGGCTAAGTTGTTTGAACCAGACACTAAGTTTGTCAAGCCAGATGGTGAGTACTCAATGAACATCATCATGTCAGAAGAAAGAGCCGCTGAAGTATGTGAACAACTCGACCAACTATCTAAGGATAAGTTAGATGAAGTTGTCAAGGCAGCACCAGAGAACAAGAGAGCTGCTCTGGCTGAAAGCCTGTCCATAGTATCATCAGCCAAGACATACCGTGATAAGGATGGTAACACCACAGGCGAGGTGTTATCTAAGACTAAGCTGGCGGCAGTACGTACATCCAAGGAAGGTGTGAAGACAAAGCAACGTCCCCTCGTACTGGACTCTAAGAAGAAGCCAATGGATGGTAGCACACTGATTGGTAATGGTTCAGTCGTGAACATTATCCTAGATGTGTACCCATACATGATGCAGTCTACTAAGACAGTAGGTACATCACTACGTATCGAGGCTGTCCAAGTTCTCTCATTAGAAGAGGGGCGTAAGTCTGCCGCTTCTATGTTTGATGAAGAGGATGGCTATGTTGCTGAAGCTGTAGCCAAGGATGATGCACAGGACACACCATCATTTGATGACAGTGATACCACACCAGCATCGGAAGGCTCAGATGAAGGGGACTTTTGAGGAAGCGGTTCTTTCTGATTTAGATGTACGTGACATTTCATATGAGTATGAACCAAGTAAGTTACCATACTTTGTGGAACGTCACTACATCCCTGACCTAGCAGTAGGTGACATGATAGTAGAACTGAAGGGGTACTTCAGACAGGATAGCCAGCGTAAGATGAAGGCTATCAAGGCACAGTACCCTGACATGGACATACGCTTTGTATTCCAGAAGTCTAGTGCTACTATACAGGGAGCTAAGAAGAGGAAAGACGGAAGCAAGATGACATGTGCTGAGTGGGCAGACCGACAGGGTTTCCATTGGGCCGAAGGAACTATACCCAAGGAGTGGTTATGAAAAAGTTTACAGTAGTATATAACAACGTATATTATCTTAATGATAGTAAGTACAAACACATACTTGTTGAGTGGGTTGAGGGTAAGGATATGCACGATGCTTTGCATAATCACTATCAACAACTACTTGATGAGGGTACGGAAGCAGAAGATGTTATTTGCTTTGAGGGTGAACTAAAGTATGTAACACCAGAAGAAGTCAGTGAGGTAGCAGCATGAGTATAATTGAAATCAATGAAGAGTTAGTATCAGAGGTGGACATCAACGCTGAGATGACAGAGAAAGGTTTACTGTTATCTATCTACGTTGATGACCAAGAGTTCAATGCTGCTACAGATTGGCGTGACATTGGCCTTGAGATTGCAGGTGATACCCTCACCTATCCTAATCCTGTAGCAAAGGCTATCGCAAAGCAGATGCGTATCGTCTCTGACTACATACTAGGTGAGGTAGCCAGTGGAAGAGAGTGAGTTCATCAGGCATGAAGCCTGTTCTCACTGTGGTAGTAGTGATGCCAATGCTTTATATGCAAACGGTAATCACTACTGCTTCTCTTGCCAGACATTCACCAAGGGTGACAACGATGAAGGAGTGATTGCAGTGACAACACCAAGTAACACAGAGTTCTTACCCATTGAGGTGACAGCACTAGGTAAACGTAAACTAAATGAGAAGACTACTAAGCACTGGCAGTACGGACTGAGTACATACAAGGGTACTAAGGTACAGGTAGCCAACATGTATGACAGGTCAGGCACACTTAAGGCACAGAAGATACGCTTCCCCAATAAAGACTTCATGGTTATCGGGGACATCAAGAGTATCGGACTGTATGGTGAGAACCATTGCCGTGACAAGGGTAAGATGATTACCATTGTAGAGGGTGAGCTTGATGCACTATCACTAAGTCAATGCTTTGACAACAAGTGGCCTGTCGTATCCGTACCTCAGGGTGTGCAGTCAGCTAAGAAGGCAGTAGCTAAGAGCCTTGAGTGGCTGTGTAACTACGAGTCCATCATCATTATGTTCGACAACGATGAGCATGGTGAGGCGGCAGCACTAGAGGTAGCTAACATGCTACCACCAAGCAAGGCTAAGATAGCCAAGCTACCACTAAAGGATGCGTCTGATATGTTACAGGCTGGAAGACAGGCTGAACTAATTGATGCAGTGTGGAGTGCCAAGACATTCAGACCTGATGGTATCGTAGCAGGTACTGATGTGTGGGAACTAGTCAGCACCAATGATGACAAGGACTCAGTACCCTACCCATACGCTGGACTACAGGAGAAGACTGGTGGCTGTCGTAAGGGTGAGGTAGTAACTATCACGGCTGGCTCTGGCATTGGTAAGTCACAGCTAACACGTGAGTTTGCTCACAGCTTTATTAAACAGGGTGAGACAGTAGGATACATAGCACTAGAGGAGAACGTAAAGCGTACTGCTCTTGGCCTGATGTCCTTGGAACTAAACAAACCTCTACACTTAAGACAACATGACACACCTGAAGAGGAACTAAGACATGCGTTTGATGCAACGGTTGGGTCGGGCAGGGTTTATATGTACGACCATTGGGGGTCTACTGACTCTGATAATCTGCTATCTAAGATACGGTATCTGGTTAGAGGGTGTGATTGTTCTTTTATTATCCTTGACCATATTAGCATTGTCGTATCTGGACTGGAAGGTGGAGACGAAAGACGATTGATTGATAACACTATGACTAGACTACGTGCCTTAGTCGAGGAGCTTAACTGTGGACTGATACTAGTGTCACACCTTAAGCGTCCATCAGGTGACAAGGGCCATGAGGATGGAGCGCAAACATCCCTCGCTCAACTGCGAGGTAGTGCTGCCATTGGTCAGCTTAGTGATATGGTCATAGGTCTTGAGCGTAACCAGCAGGACAAGGAGAACTCTAACATCAGTGATGTCAGGGTGTTAAAGAACAGATGGTCAGGGGATACGGGCATAGCCTGTCACTTGGCCTACTCAGCAGAAACAGGAAGGATGACTGAGACTTATTGGGAAGATGAAGAAGAACAACAAATAGAATTTTAATCAGTGCGGAGACACGATATGAAATATGCATGGGACATTGAGGCAGACCACCTACTGGATGAAGTAACTAAGGTATGGTGTCATGTCTTCAGGAACTTAGACACGGATGAGGTACACACCTTTGACCTAACACAGACACAAGAGGCACTACAGTTTATTGATAACAACGTGACCCTACTAGTAGGACACAACATCATAGACTATGACTTACGTGTGCTGAAGAAACTATATAACTACACCTACACTGGTGAGTTATTAGATACGTTAGTATACTCTAGGACTATCTGGCCTGACATTAAAGAGATTGACTTCAAGCTACACAAGGCGGGTGGCTTACCACAGAAGATGATTGGTAGTCACTCACTCAAAGCTTGGGGCTATAGACTAGGAGAATTAAAAGGTGATTTCAATAACGGTGTTGAGAGCTTCGCAGTATATTCCGATGAGATGCTCGCCTACTGTGAGCAGGACACAGCAGTTACTGCTAAACTTTATCACAAAATCATGCAGAAAAATTTCAGTCAAGAGGCACTAGACCTTGAGGTTGAGATACATACTCTACTAATACAGCAACAGGAACACGGCTTTACCTTTGACAAGGATAAGGCAGTTGAACTGTGGTACAAGTTAGCATCACGTAGGTCAGAGATTGAAGAAGAGTTAGTCAACACCTTTGAGCCTACTATCATTGAGCTAAAGACTAAGACCAAGACTATCCCATTCAACCCTGCATCACGACAGCAGATTGCTGACCGCTTGATGAAGAGAGGATGGAAGCCTAAGGTATTTACTGACAACGGTGAGCCTAAGGTAGATGACAGTGTACTATCTGGTATTGATATGCCTGAGGCTAAACTGTTGTGCGAATACTTAATGCTAAACAAACGAGTGGGTCAGCTAGCTACAGGTAAGCAAGCATGGCTCAAGATGGAGAGGGAAGGTAAGCTACATGGTAGGGTTAATCACATGGGGGCTGTCACTTCTCGTTGCACACATAGCAATCCGAACATGGCCCAAGTTCCTAGCATTGGTGCTGAGTATGGTAAAGAGTGTCGGGAGTTATTTACTACCCCGAAGGGATACTCACTACTAGGTGCTGATGCTTCTGGCCTAGAGCTACGTTGTCTCGCTCACTACATGGCAGCCTATGACGATGGTGCATACGCTGACGTTGTACTGAACGGTGACATTCATACAGCTAACCAAGAAGCGGCAGGTCTTGAATCACGTAACCAAGCTAAGACATTCATCTATGGATTTCTCTATGGTAGTGGTGATGAGAAGACAGGCAAGATTATTGGTAAGGGTGCGAAGGAAGGTAAGGCAATCAAGACTAAGTTCTTGAAGAAACTACCAGCACTTAAGTACCTTAAGGATGCAGTAGCTACAGCGGCAGACAGCAGGGGTTGGGTCAGAGGATTGGATGGACGTATCATTCCTATCCGACACAGCCATGCCGCACTTAACACTCTACTACAGAGTGCAGGTGCTATCGTTTGTAAGACATGGTACGTGTACATAGCACGTGCCTTGAAGGAAGCTAAGTTAGACGCACAGATTGTAGCGTTCATTCATGATGAAGTACAGGTATCAGTAAAGGAAGGTCAAGAAGATGAAGCAGGGCGAATTATTCTTAAATGTATGCGGGACGTTGAACAGCACTTCAAGTTCAGATGTAGACTCGACAGTGAATACAAGTACGGAAAGCATTGGGCAGACACACACTAAGACTTGTAACACCTGTTCAGTAGACCTAACCTTAGGTAACAACTGGACGCATGGTAATCAGAGGAAGTATGTTTACCTCTGCGGGACTTGTGATAATACAAAGCGTAAGTACAACAAACTAAAGCAGAAA